ATGCATTTTGAAATTTAATCCTTTAAGATTAAACTCACCGTCAAGTTCACCATTTTTCTTTATAGCAGAATAAACTCCAGGTTTACGTCTCAATTGATTTATTGTTTGATATTCATTCCCCTCAATTAATGCAGTGTATCTAGTAGTTATTTTAGGCAAAGAGGCTATTTTTACTTTTTCTGATTTACTAACAATTTTACCAGAAGATAAATCAGTTAGTATAAGATTCGCAAACACCGGTGTTTGCCAAGTTTTTCTATTTAACTTTGTTTCTTTTTGTGCTGGATAATCTAAATCATTTAGTTTATCATCTATAACAATATTTGTTATATCAATACGTCTTCCCTTTGCTTCTATAGGAAACATGTTAGTAATAGATTTAACAACCGCTTTTTGTATAATATCATTTTGTTGTTTTACGACAAACCTATTTTCCATATTTTTAAGTGCCCCTTATGTTTTTTTCTTGGTATAAGAACAATGAATAACCTTAATTCAATTTTAATCCAAATTATCTTTTCTTTAATATAAGAATTTATAGCCTAAAAAGCAAGACGAATAAATCATAATACGAAATGGATAAAATAGTTGCAAAAAAGTTGACATCTATGTTACATGATCTAGTAGATGTCATCGCACAGGTAACATTTAAAAAGAATGAAAATGAGCAAACAGAAAAATCTAAAATGGATAAAGATTCAGCTATTAACCTTGAAATCCTTAGAAATACTAGAGGAGACGACAACGCTGTTAAAATCAGTGCAAGTGAAGAAATTCATAAATTCACTACGTCTGACAACATTATTCAAGATTAGCATATTTCCAGTAAATAATAATATAAAACCTATTATTGAAATTATATATCCTCATAACTTTGATGATGTAAAAAAATTCAATACTATTGTAAAAAGAAGAGTTTCTAAAGCGGAAAAAACTTTCATTGAAAAAGAGAAGATACTGAACCTATTAAAACAACAATTGGATTTTTTTAATAAAAAATAAATGACAATAAAGAGTATTATCATAGAATTACGTTTTATTATCTACTCAATAAAAACAATAAGAATGTTTCGTTCTTGTATAATTTAGCAACCCTTATCACCGCAATATCACATCCTCTCCGTAGGCGGAACTCGTCCGAGTATGTGAATAAAAAAAAGACTCACAAATGTAAAATAATATGGCCTGCAGGACAACTTATGATTGTTTACCATACAAACACGGCCCACAACTCAGGACTAAAAAAGAAACCCTAGCCTGAATCATGGTCCGAAATTTTGTACGAGCTAACAACATAAATTACCCTTCGTCCAATATCCTAGCATAATACAGTTTTACATTTGTGGAAAGTATAATAATACTCAAGAAAAAACACAAAATTACAGTATGAATTTCTATGAATTAATATCTACTGATAAAGTTACTGTTAGACAATTAGTGGATGAAATTAAAAAGCAATATGTTAGTTATCCAATAAATAAAAGCAATGGAAAAGTTCGTTGGCTAGATGCTCCAAACCAAGAATTGAAAGACATACAAAAAAATCTTTTGCAAAAAGTGCTGTATACATTTCCAGTACATCCAGCAGCAACTGGTTTCGTTACTGGGATGAGTGTCAAAGATGGAGCAAAAGCGCATTTTGGGAATAAAGTTTTATTAACGCTGGATATATCTAATTTTTTCAATTCTATAAAAACACCTCATATGTACAAGTTAGCGCATCATATATTGATGCGAATGGAACATATGAGGTGTATTGACTCCTTGGAAAATAAATCATCAGTGTTAAAAGATTTTGTCTCTTTGGTTATATACAAGGGTCATCTCCCTCAAGGAGCGCCAACTTCTCCTACATTAGCAAATCTGTATTGTAGAGAACTTGATAAAAAATTGGATAGTATAGCAAGCACTAACAAATTAATATACACAAGATATGCCGATGACATGACATTTTCTCATGCTGAGAAAAGATTTGACATTGGTTTATTAATACCAAATATAGCAAAAGTAGTCGAATCTTACGATTTAAAAATAAACTACAAAAAAGTCCATATTATGCGACCTCATAGAAGAATGAAAGTCACAGGCATAGTAATAAACGACAAATTAAGTATACCAAAATTTAAGTATAAGAATTTTAGAGCAAAACTACATAATTTAGTAAAAGCAGGTAAAGAAATAACAATAGAAGAATATCAACAGTTAAGAGGTTATGCGGAATGGGTAAGATCGCTTAACCCAAAAAAAGGCAACATTTTTATAGAAGAGATTGGAAAACTAACTCCACCACTTCTCTTCCAGAGTTGACCAATAACCAAAATAGTAACATGAATAAGCAGCTAGGCAAATACTTAGGTATTTTTGTAATTGTGATAATTACAGAGATAGTAGGCATGTGGGCGAAAGAAGCCCTGGAAACTGCTAAAAAGGAAACTATCACAGGCGGAAACAATTAAAAAACAAACCTAGCAAAATGGAGTAATGGAATAATTGAAACACTTTAGAATGGGAATTTCATCTAAAAACAATAGCCGGCGTGTATTTGTAAGAGGCGCAGATATTATAGAGGCGCTTAACATAAGTAAAAAAATAAAAGGAAAACTACATTATATAGTACCTGTATCTTATGATGAATACATGCGGGGAGTTTCGAGGAAATACGACGAATCATGACAAACCGTGTCACTAACAGCATTCACAAACAACTCAAAAACAATTTTAAGTATAGATGTTGACAAAAGAACATGTGGTCAATTATGCACTTATTGTTATTGTGACAATATGATTAGAATTTATAAATCATATGGTGAAAAGATAATCCGAAATGGAAACGCTGCTAGAGAAAATGGAAAAAATTTCGCGAAACAACTAAACCTGGAATACAGAAAACTGACAACATCAAAAAACAGACAACTATACCAAAAAATGCCTATTCGAGTTTATGGGTGTGGAGATTTCATAAAAGAGCATCTAGTGTTTTTATCTAAATTAGAGTTTAAATATTATATAATCTCAAAAAATTTAACAATAGACAATGAAAATAGAGAAAGATTATTAAAGTTAGATAACTTAGTAATGTTATTGTTAAGTTATGATGAACAAAACTTAGAATATTATACAAATATAAAACATGTTAAAATAAAAACTTCCTATACTGGCGAAGCAGACGTGTTTGCAAGCAGACAAGACTTTAAGTTTGACATATTCTTTAACATATTTAAACGCAAAATAGAAAAAGCAAAAGCAGCTAAGTATTCAGCTGCTTGTCCGTGTGATTCCGGAAAATTAGATCGCACGAGAGTTTGTTCTACTTGTAGAAACTGTTTTGAAAGAAAATAAAATAAATAATTTATAGAAGATAATGATAGGTTGTGCAATACTTTTATTGCACAGCCACATCATCTCAATGACGATTCGTCATTGCATATCTTTAGTTTCTTTATAATTTATAAAAAATAGTATTTTTTAAATACTTTCATTTTTATAAATTAAGAAATTTTTGACGACCATTGCAGCTGCCACTCAGCTCACTTGTTTGAAACCGGCCTAAAGTCCGCTGTCAAACAAGGTTCGCTGAAGGATTGCGCAAGGCGCAAAAAATTCTTTGTATAAATTATTTTAATAAGCGCAAGCTCACAGTACTATATAGTATGGATACTTATCCAATACTGCACTATTGATGTTACGTCAATAGATACTAAATTGTAAATTAATTTACGACCAAGCTCTTAGCGCCTAGCGTTTTATTAGGGGCACTCAGACCCAGAGAGCAACGCTCTCTGGATCGGCACTTCCTAATAAAAATTCGTCAAGGCCCACCGACGACGAGGCCCTCTCTACGAGAGGACTGAGATCGCCAGAGGTCCCTGAACGAATGCACTAAGCACCTGTCCGCGCTAATTAATTTACATGCATATATGTCCCGTTTCGAAAACTCAAAAACGAAACAATTCCACAGTCCAGCAAATAACCGGCGGCGCCTGTGAGGCCTAGGAGAAGAGGAAACCGGCGACGGTTTTCCCAGATCTCCAGCTCGGGGGAGCGTTGACCTAAGGTCCCCAGGGGACAAAAGGACCCTGAGGGGCTGAAGGCGGAGCTCATGATATCGCGATAAGCAGTGGATCCGCCGCTCACCTGCAGCTAACCTGGATAGATATACAAAAAAAAATAAGGTGTGAGCTTGTGTAGAAGAGAAGACTGTAGCACTGCAGTCTTCTCTTTTCTTTTTTTTACGTTAAGATTAAATTAAAGTTTGATTTCGTCCGAAAATTGTATTATATTATAGTATAACTATAGTATACTATGATTAATCAAGTAAAAAACTTATGAAGAAAAAATTGTTTTGCTGGTGTGATTTCCTGGTCGCGACAGGATTTGGCCAAGTAGCTTCTAATTTATTAGATACTATGCACTTAGAATATGATGTTCAAGTGTTGGGTATCAACTATCATGGCGATAAAAGATATGATTCTAGTAAATATTTCGTTTATCCTATTAGTAAAGATGACATGTTAGGCTTTAAGAGGTTAATANCTTTACTAAAACGCGAACAGCCAGATATTGTGTTTTTGTTTCAGGATATATTTCATATCTCTGACATAATAGATAAAGTTAGAGCAGTGCTTCCACCAACATCAAAAATAGTTATTTATTTTCCTGTAGATGGTCAACCATTTAGTCAAGCGTGGGAAAATGTATTTAAAATAGCTGATAGTGTTATAACTTATTCTGATTGGGCTATCAAAGTCGTACAAGACAGGTTTCCTAATATTAAGAATATGCATAAGTTATATCATGGTGTAGATACTAAAGTATACCGCCCTTTAAAATATAAGGAAATTCTTGAGAAAAAAGAAAACTTCGGATGGAAACGGAAATTTGTAGTAACAAATTTAAACAGATTTCAGCCTAGAAAAGCAATTCCTCTGTCTGTTAGAGCCTTTAGCATGTTTGCAAAAGGTTACAAAGAATGTAAATGTGGAAATCGCATGCCACTAGATAGAACATCTTGTGATTTAAATCCTTGTCCCAAGGAACATATAGTCAATGTGGTAATCCATGACAAAAAAGATGTTTTTTTGTATCTCCATATGATGGCTAATGAGCCTTGTATGGGACCGGGCAGATCTAATTTATTGCAAAACCATTTATTAAATGCCGGCTTTCAAGACAATGATGTAAACACAATAATTGGTGTAAATGCCAGTAATATATACGGTGGCGCTGTTTCAAATGAAGTAGTTAATGACATATATAATGTTTCTAACATTAATATATCTTCTACTTTAGGGGAAGGTAAGCTTTTAGAGGGCACTCTAATACTAACAAAACAAGGTTATAAGTATATTGAGGAAATATCAGAAGAAGACGAGGTCATTAATGATAAAGGTTATTTTACTAAAGTAAATAAAACACAAGCCACTAAATTTACAGAAGACATGTATTCTATTAAACTCTGGAAATTTGCAGAACCTATAATTTGTTCTCATGATCACCCATTCTTAACTCAATCTGGTGAATATAAAAGAGCTGATAAACTTAGTTTAAATGATGTTTTATCATTAAAAATTCCAAGGTATTCTGAATATAATGTAGGAAATACTGATAAAATAGACTTAAAATTATATGCAAATCCAAAATATTACACTATAACAGATACTTACGTTGAATCAAAACAAAGTAAAGCAAAATGTAAATTACCAAGATATTTAAATATTGATAAAGACTTATGTAGACTTTTTGGATTATATATAGCTGAAGGATCAAAAAATAGTTCTGGTATTAGTTTTTCTTTTCATAACAAAGAAATTGATTTACATAAATTTGTGATAGATTGTTATTCAAATAAAATAAATATACATAATAGTTATAAATGCCCAAAATTCGTAAAATCAAAGAAAGACGCATCAGGAGCTATTCAATTAAATGGAGCCCCATTGAGTAAACTATTTGAAGATTTATTTGGAAATAATGCTCACAATAAAAAGTTCCCACTATGGTTTTTGTATTTAGAGAAAGATTGCAGAGAAAGCTTACTTCAAGGATTGATTGAAGGAGATGGGGATGTTAGTAAAAAAAATACTTTTACCAGATATAAAACAGTATCAAAGAAATTAGCCTATTTAGTTAGAGATTTGGGTTTAACACTAAATAAAGTATTTTCAATTAGACTTGAAGATAACTCCAGAGGATATAGCTCCGGAAATATATATACTGTTACTTACTATGAAGATAACGAAGCTGATATAAAAAAAGGCCAAATTACTCGCAAGTACGATATAAATGACGGTTGTGTAAATATACAAATAAGAGCAATTGAAAATGTAAAGCCTTATGGCATAGGGTATGATTTAGAAGTCCCAGATGGAGAATCCTATAATATTGGACAAGTCACTAGTCATAACTGTGGATTGTCTCTAATAGAAGCAGCAGCTGCTGGAACTCCCAGCATTGCTCCAGCAAATTCCGCAGTTCCAGAGATGTTAAGAGACACTGGTCATTTGATTGCGAATAGTGCTGTAATGAATCAAGCTATGGATAATGGTCATTTGCGACCTGTAGTCGATGTTTGGAAAATGACAGAAGCTTTAGAGATAGAGTATAAGAAATGGAAAGAATCGCCTAATGAAAAAATAATAGATCAATCTTGTATTCTTAATGTGAAGGCCAACTTTTTATGGAAAGATAAAGTAGAAATGTTGAGTAAGATTTTTAGAGAAGTTCTTAAATAGTTTATATATCTAGGCACTGACTTGTTTCAGTGCCTAGTTTCGTTTTATAACTTTTTTTACATTAAATATTGAGTATACTTTCATCTTCTTTTATATACCACACAGTAATAAGAGGATTTCCGCTTTTTTTGTCGTATATAAACTCATCTCTTAAGATTACGGCAGAGTTTAGTATATCTTCATAGCTCATCTTACCTTCGTAAATTCCCAAGTTAAATGTTTCAACTTCCTGTTTACCGTTAATTTTAGGCGAATGTATCATATCATTTTTCCTCGGATTTAGGCTTACTTACGCGAGACCATTCCTTATCACTAGCTACTTTGTTTAATTCCTTTGTGTAATGTAACGGGATTTCTTTAATTTCCCCTGTTTCTTTGTTTTTAAATATTTCAAATGTACCATACTTGTCCATAACTTTTACCTCTAGTGTTCTCCCTTTCTATACCCATAAAACTTTAGTAGTTTCCAATCAGCATGTTTAGTCACAATTCTTATTTGACTCTTGGGGAGTTTTTTTATATACTCTGCATTTAGATAGTAATTTGCAAAATCTTTTTGTAGAGATCTCGGTCCAACAGCTTTTCCTACATTGTGTAAGTGCTTTTCTTTTCTCTTTAGACCAACTGTATCTTTTTGTATTATTCTCAATATGATCCTATAATCTCTTAACACATCTTCATATCTCACTAATATACCTTCATTGCCAGCATCAAAACAAGATTCTTTCCAGTGTCTGTAAACGCGATTATAGCCACCAATTGCTTTTTCCGCTTCTTCATCTGAATAAGATACCCTAAAGTATCTTTGTATGCTATCCATCCATGCGTAGGGGTTTTTTATAGATACTGCTTTATAAACTCTATTTGCATTTATGGCGTTTTCTAACTCATCATAAGCAGTTGAACCTACGTGAGCTATTAGCTTTTTCTTGGTTTTTTTATATAAAATTTTGTAATCTTTATGCCCACCATGTTTCCAACCCAGATGGTTGGTTAATACTTTTACGTTAGAAAAGTTTCTGTGTAATAGAGAAAATAGATAATTTGTACCAGTTCTGCGCTGACCATACTGCTTAATAAACACGTATTCTTGCATTAAGGTTCACCCACAGTTTGACCTTTTGTTTTTTCCTTTTTAGCAGGTGATGTGCTTTTCTTTTTCTCTGGAGCACTCTGTGGTTCAAAGGATTGTTCTATAAAAGCTTGTTGTTGGGCTTGTTCTAATTGTTTTGCTTGTATACGTCTAACAACCAATGAATACGTTATTGGCATGGTTTTTGCCATTGAATTTAAAGTTTTATTTTGTTGTGCTGGTGTCATAGCTAAAATTTTTAATGCATACTCTTCAACAACTTTAACAGGATCATCAGTTATGCCATTATTTTCTCTTGCAAGCTCATCTTGAAGTAACTCAGTTTCTATTATAAGATTTTCATGCGCCGCGATAGCTTGTGCCCTTGCCTGATACTTGGCTAATATAACAGCTCCACGTCCCTGTGCTTCGGCTGTAGCCTCCTGCATAGCGACTTGTTCATCAAATCTGGTAGACCTGGATCTTTTTAAAGCCTCTTGCTCTTCTTCTGCATCAAAACCAAATTCATCTAATAGTTTAGCATCAGAAATTTTACCTTGCTCTCCTAGCTGTATTACAAGATTCTTAGCTTGTATATCATCTGACATCTTGAATTTTTTAAACTTTAGCTTCGTTGGTGAGTACTTTAATCTGCTAACAAGACCTGGCACTACAAAATAGTTTAAAAAATCTAACAGCAATTCTCTATATGTTAAAAAATGGTTTTCCACTATCCTAAGCGAAATACTCGATCCTGTCCAAGTAGTTCCACCTTTTACAAATTCTACAGGTACACCTAAAGAATTAATAATAGATTCTTCAATGAATTTCATTTCAGGTGTTAAAAGCAAAGTTCTAGCATTTCCACCTAATTCTTGATACCCTATTGGTATGGGGAAAACACCTATGTGATTAGGATCATATTTCCATTTTTTTATTTGGGCCTCTATTTGCCCCTTCCACTTTCCAAGGTTCATCTGCGTGTTTTTATTAGACTTAGCTAAGGTTAAGTATGAATGTGTATTATTGTCTACCTCGATACTTAAAACCATACGTTCCTTAATTTTTTTAATAGAGTTTACTTTAGTATACACAAAATCGTCATGGAAGAAATATGTTGAATTTAAACTTTCCGTAGCATAAGTAAATTTATCAATTATGTTTAACATTATTGCTAAAGTCTCAGCAGGCTTGCCAGTCAAATCATTAGTCCATGTTCTTTTGTAACTTCCTTTTTTGTAGGTAGCTATGGAAGAGCATAGACCAAAACACAGTAAATGTTCCCAAACAAAATAAGAAATATCTAAATTTGCTAATTGGAGTGTTATTTTAGGATATTTAGCATTTCCATGATTTTTTGAGTATCTAAAACACCCATCTCCTTCGTATAATCCTTGCAACAAAGCCAATAGTTGTGTTTTATCTATTTTATTTCTAAAGTATGTGAGATGCTTTTTATCACTCAAGTTACCAACTAACTTTTCTAGCAACATTTTCAACTTTATAGAGCATTTGGTAACCTGTGTTACAGTACCATTTGTATATGTTGAGGCATCTTTACAATTCGGAGCTAATTCGTTTAAATAGTCAGCTACAAATTTATGTAAGTCTGTTTCGTTACTATTAAATGTAAAAGTTACTCTTCCTGTCTGATGCAAATACCCTTCAGATATAAATAATCCTATAAATCTAAAAAAACGTTCATTAGTGGATATTTTAGTAGTTATGCTATTTGAACAAGAACCAAACTCAATTTCCTTTAGCAGTTCTTCTGTATCTATCATTTGAATACAACCTGTGCCTTCCTTTAAAATTGGTACTGGATACGCTAAGTAATCATCTACAGATAGGCTCTTGGCCATTTTCCAACTATGTTCTTTCTGACTAGGCACCCAAACCCTAAAAGGGTGAACAGAGTTAACTTTTATTGGAAATGCGGGTTGTTTGGCAGCAGTTACTTTTACTAAGTAATCCCAATCCTCTATTTCTCTTAATTTCCAATCAATGACATCTGTTTCTTCCCTATTGTAGGAATACAATTTATCTTTCTTAAAATCCACATGTTGTAATTCCTTTATGCCATTGTTAGTTAATACCGTTGTATAAGGTACTACAGAATAAGGATCAAGTGTAGTAGTATTAGCAGGATAGATGCTCTTTTTTGGAATAACATGGTCATTTGCAATAGCTTCATTTCCACGTCTTAATGTTTGCAAATAGTATATCTCTTTTAGAGCTGGCAAAATTATTGGCTTGCCCCAACCCATATCATCTTCTGCTAATGTTGGCCTTTTAAAATGAAAAAGATTCTTTGGGTCAAGTTCTATTCTTTTTTTCTTTTCAAGTGATTCTAAAAATAAAGCAGGCACTTCTCTAATAATAGCTTGATTCCCCGCTATTATTGCTGCCTTAATTTTTGATGGAATTGTATAATAATAAATTGATGTACCAGTTAATGGATTATAATCAATATCAATATTTTCAGGAGCCCATCTGACAAACTTAAAATTGTCAATAGTTTTTAAATACGTGTCTTTGATGGAAAAAACTACACCCTTTCCTTTACATGATGGACAAGTGCCTTTAAACTTAAATTTCTCTAATTTGTATTTAACATTATCAATTGGATGCTCTTCTTTACATGTTGTGCACTTTAAAAATCTAGTGGGCTTCATATATATTGAAATAAGTGCATTCCCATATATAAAGAAGTCAAGACCAATCTCTATTAAAAAACTTTTTATTTTTAATTTCCTATGTAACGCAGTATCCCACTTTTTTCTAGCTTCAGCGTCTATTGTGTCATCATACAGAATATCTGTAACAGGGTATTCTGTTAACTTAGTTACGACATTACGAAGAAACCCTGTAGTATAAAAAAATGTTCTGCAGAATTTAAACAGAGTTTTTATATTTTTTGGAATATAGTTGCGTGCCAGATCAAAGAATGGATCTGGGTAAGCCAACTTATTTCGTTCAGTCTGTGATAATGTATCCTCTAGTACAGGAGTAGCCGGCATTCGTTATCTAACCTCTCTTTGCTTGATTTATGTATTCTAAAATTTTTAAGTATTTACCTGCCTGGATCCCAATAAAAGTCTCCTCTAAAGGAAACGGCCCACTTGTAGCTTTTTTTATAACATCATCTAATAATTCGTTTTCTAATTTAAGTTTTGGGTGATAAAAATAATAACCATTATCATTAAATATGTACTTAGTATAATGTTCAACATCCCAGGATAATTCTAAGTTAGGATGTAACCCAAATATTATGTCAAGAGCTCTCCAGATAAATTCAGGAGTTGAACCTTCCATAACACCAATATTGGGGCTAACTCCATTTAAAACAGCAACAACATCCTCAAATACATCCATGTCTTCATAAGCTGCCATAGTAGTGTTGAGTATTTTTAGAACTTGGATCTGCTGCACTTCTAATGATGACATGAGAGGAAAGAACTTGCGTATTGTTTCTGGCTCTAATTCCTCTTGCATAGTTATTAATTCATTTATAGTCATTTTATTTCTCTTCTCTAACTTCTTTTTTTATTTTACTGACTGTGCCAGTTCTATTTTTATTAAGATATCTATTCTTAAGATAAGACACCCACCCAGGAACACCTTCTACTATATTATGCTTCATTCCCCTTTGCAAAAGCTTCAACAGTACTAGACGCTTTTGTTGTGTTTCTATCCACAGTGCTTGGTAATCCAGCTTCATATTTTTTCATAGATGGATTCTTTTTAAGTTTTTTAGCCCAACCCATAGTTGTATATGATGTATGTTCGTCTTTATGCATTGTCCAATACTTCCTATGGGAGTGTATATGGTGTTTACTGTGAGGATGTCTAAAAGTTCTAAACTTAGTTTGACCACTTTCAGGTACAGCTATTCTTGTTGGTAAAAACCCTAAACCTTTAGTTAATTCCTTTGCAGATAGATCTTTTTTTGGTATTAAAACTCTGTCCAAATTCCCAATTCTAACACCTTTTCCTGATTCTAAATCTTTAGAATATCTCTTGAACTTTTTTTTAATAAGCTTCTCTTGCCTAGGATTAAATAAATCTTTTTTATATTTATACTTAGTGTAGTCTTCTAAAGATACTTTTAAAATGCTCATTTAAATAGAATCCCATTATTTGCGTGAAAAAAGTTTTTTTATCTTAACTTGAAAGTTTTTTACCCATGCCTTTAACTCTGCATTTTCAGCTATAAGCTTTTTTAATTTCAAAATATGCTTTATTAAATCTATCAGCCTAGAAAAGATCTTTTTTTGTTTGCTCATTTTTTAGCCCTCTTCTCCATTTGACTTTTTATAAGTTCTGTATCAATGGGTTTTTGTGGTATAGGATATTTACATGACCTATCTTCACCTTCAGGTGGCATAAGATCTCCGCCACGTTTAAGACGTGTATCTATTATGTCATGTGTAAACTTTGTTATTGCTTCTCTTATATTATTAGCTGGAAATGTAGAACTGAAGGTTGCGTCTGGCCCACAGTTATGAGCACATGTCCCCTTACCAGGAATGTACACCTCTTCTTTTGGAGTAACCTCTGCCCTCACAGCTTTTTGTGTAAATGACCATCTTTTTCTTTTCCATGTAGCAAGACTCATTTCTATAGTAGCTGGATAATATCCTTCTATCAACGGAATATTTACTTCCTTAATATCAAGTATTTATTTATTATAAACAGACTTTCCTAATATAAAATCAGTGAAACCAAAACTTCCGATTTTCCATTTTGGAGTTTTATTACTCCAACACATGCCGTCTTGCCAAATATCCCACCATAAAGTTCCATTATGCACTGAAATAGAGGTTTTTAGTCCATGGTACTTTTTTAGGTTTATATTTTTATTGGAAATAGCCCCTCTTCGATAGTAAACCAAAATGATACAGGAGAAAAAGCTAATCCTATTTTTAAATCACTTTCTCCGTACTCTCCGCCAATTTCAACATTAGCATGACATGCCGCTGATAATAGGCACTCAATACAAAACCTCAGCTTATATAGACTAAACCAACATCTTCCGTATCTAATCCCCGAATAACATATGTTATAACGTGTTGATATTTCATTTAAATTTTGCCAATGGAAATTTGTCTTTTCTTTTAACCATTTGAAAAATCTCATTGTATGTTAATGGTTTAGTTATTGCAAGTCTTCCTCTTTAATTACACTAAAGTCAAATTCCTGTAACTTTCACAATTTTTTTTAATCCAGTATCATAATGTAAATTATATTTATGAAGTTCTTCATTTAACTTATTTATAGCCTTATCTCTTACATCTGACATAAGTCCATAACCAACTATACCTAAAATAATAGATAAAACTATAGTATCAGCTACCAATCCAGTAGTAATTCCAACGCCAGTTGACAAATTAGTTAAAAATTTTGCCCCTTGTAGTTTACTATTAGAATCTTTAAAGGCTTTTATTGCGTTCTCTAAGTCTGCCTCTGTGTAATTTTTAAACATTAATTTTTTTTATTTTACTTTTTAAAGTAAATGTAAATATAGCTACCTTTATAATTTCATTTGTAAAATTCATCTATTCATCCTCTAATTTAGCTTCAATTAAACAACCACGCGCTACTGCCGTTAAAGGTTCTTCCACTAATCTGATTTCTGATATTTTTAATGGGAAATTCTTTTGTGTAAATTGCGCTTTAAATACTTCAATAAAACCATTAACCATAGATGATCCACCACCTATTACGATAGGAACTTCACTAGGAAAATTGGGCATTTCTTTACTTTCAAACTGTGAAGATATATTAGCTAATAAATACCTAATAAGAGCTTCATAGTAACTTTTAATAGCGTTTTGCTCTCTAGTTCTTTCTTCTGTTGATTTAGGGTCAATAGTGTAATCCCCAGATTCTTTAATATATTGAGCTTTAGCTACAGGTATACCGCAGTCTCGTGAAACATTCTTATCTACCCAATCTCCAGATTGTTGTACAGAGAATTGTAATGCACTCATTCCCATATACATAATAGCTACGTTACAATTATGTACAAAAATACCAGAATCTATAGCAAAGTTATGATATTCATCAACAGTCATATCATATACATCAACCTCATGATTTATTGTTTCTATAGAAATAACTTTATGGTTAAACCCAGTACCAATCTGGTTTGAAAATCCATTGCTAAAATGTTTTTTATAGTCTTTACCAGACATACCTTTATTCCATGGAATTTGTCCTTTTTGGTACAATGTATCAGATATGTTTTTCAAGTGTTCTGTAGTTCTTTCATAAGTTCCAAAACCATTTTCTTGACATTTTTTTAAATTATCTTTTGTTATAGGTTTAGATTTTATTTTTTTTTCTTTCCAAGATTTCTTCATAGTATCTGAACTTGTCTTTTTTATTTTTCGAGCTTTATCTTCCCCATAAAGCTCTTCCAGAGTTTTACCTGTAAGTCTTTCTTTGGCACCATTAGCTAACTCAGTATGAAGTTGGGAATGCTCAGCATTGGCCATTTTTACTAAATTATCTGGATTATTATTTCTCTTATTGAAATCTTTATGATGGACAATGTCTGATTTATCTAAATTTTCATTATTATAATTTTTGTATAAAAACCTATGTTCAGCATTCCACATCCCTGTTTTATTATTTTTTATCTGTTTATAGCCAGTTTTTTCTTCATACACGTATAATGGCATAAGAGAAGAACCTATATTTAGATTTTGCGCTTCTACAAAATTTCCATTTCTAAGCATTATTTTATGATCTGGAGTACATTCTAAATACTCATTATTATCTAATTTAATTTTTAATAACTTTGTCGTGGTTTTAACTTTATGAGCATTATAAGCTTTCCCTGGTACTATTTGGCCATCTTTTTTACAAGAATAAACCCAAAAACTTTTTTCACTAGATTCTGCTAATTCTTGTATTGTTAATTTCCTACCATCTAATAATGGTATAACAGTATCTCCCTTTAAACACATACCAGCCCCCATACTTATAGCTATACCCGTTAAATCATCCTCTTCTAAACCAGCATTTCCTAAAGCTAGCCCTTCATTTATAGCTCTAGAATCATAACCAAAACTATCTATTATTTGTTTTAAAACATCTTCATGATAGTCCGTTTCTCTTTCCGCATCTATAGGTTTAGCAGGTACGCAATAAACTACTTTCTCTCCTTTAGTTGCAGGTTCTTTTAATAACCCGCCTACAATTAAACGAAGAATAGGTAAAGCATCCTGTTCTTCAGGATTTAATAATCCCTGACGCATAGGTCTCTTAAGATCTTTAGTACCAAAAACTTGTGCATATTCATAAGCTTTTGATCCCACGATATGAAGCCTATTGTCCATATCTACAAAAGGAACTTTCATTTTTTTAAGTTGTTTTGTAGTTGTAACACTTCTATCAATTGTAAGAAATGCGTTTCTCTGTATTCTAATTCCGTCACCATCTATAGCAACAAAATTACCTGTACCACAATCAATTGCAGCGCTCATGTTAATTTCCAGGTTAGTTTATGATGCGTTTTTTGTTTACCCTTGCAACATCTAGAGATAGCTGACATAACATGTCCATCCTTTTTTGCATCCATCATACAATCATATCGCTTAATTAATGCGCCATCCGCATCGTAACAGGCACATTTCTTTCTATTTTGCGCTTTTTTACCTTTTCTAGACTCATGTAATTTTTTAAGATGAGCTTTACATTTTTCACTTGTCCTTTGTATTTCAGACATTTTTTGTCTAGTTTCCTTAGACATTTCTTTTCTTTTGTCGGGCCACTCTAAAATACAGTTATAACCTCTATTTTCAATCAAAGACCCAAACTTTTCTATATAAAAGGTTTCTCTCTTATTGGCCTTATCTTTAGAAACTTTACATAATATATTTATAATTAAAGATTTCCAGCCATACTTTCTAATAGCATTATAAACTGGGATATTGTACATTCTACAACTTTTATTTGCGGAGTTTGAACGATGCCTATTTATTCTTCTGTTAAGAGGCTGAATAGTTTGTCCAATATAACTCTTTCCATTTGGAAAGACTATTCTGTATATTATAACTTTTCTCAACTTACCTCTTCTCCATCAAGAAAGATTTCTCCAACATCAACATCTTTCCACGGCTTAACTTTATCTATGTCAATTTTATTTTGTATTTTCTTTTTATTAATAGCTAAAGAAGCTTGTGTAAATGATTGTTCTTCTTTTACAACATCCACAAAAACTTTAATAGCTTTCTCTGGTATTTCTATTTTTATTTCATTCTTCTTAAACGCTATTACTAATACATAAGCTAAAAATATTAATAAAAACACCCAAACTTCTAATTTATAACCAACAATTCCAATGAAAATATTAAAAGAACTGCCAATGGATACAACTAATACTAAAAATGCAGTTACTATCAACATCAGTGTAAGCCATTTTGCAAACTCATTTTTCATTATATTAAATCTAAAACCTCCTGTCTAATGGGACGGGGAAGCGAAGCTAATACTTCTAAACCTTCTTCTCCCTTGAGCTCTGGTATAACGTCGTTACCTACGATTGCCGTTAACTCACCACTAGGTATGTTTTTTAATTGGTTATTTGTAACAAAATGTCCATCTATATCTGTGCCAGCTTCTTTCGTTAAAGCGAAAACTGATATTATAGAATCTTCTATACCTTTTCCATAACTATCAGTTAAACCCAACTTCTTATCTAGTTCATATAAAGCAGAAGCTGTTCTATTAGGCCCTAGCTCTGCAGATTTCTCCAAAAGTTCATCATATATTTCGAAAATGTCAGATTCATCATCTTTTAAATATGATTGTCTAACAGCTATATGATCTTTTAAATCTACATTAAATTCATCTGTATTAATAGATGCGTATTTTTCAACTTCAGATTTACTGATAGCAATATCATTATTTTTAGCAGCGTTTACAACATCTAAAGCAAAAGCAAGTTTCGCTAAAGGACTAAATTTATTGTGGTGCTTTTTGAAATATGTAGCTGCTTTTAATATGTCTTTTTTATTGTCTAACGGATACTTATTATCGCCCAAGACAGCGTATGTTTTGGGCTCTTCTATTTCAGAAGTTTTTACAATAAATTTTGCTTCATCTATAGTTCTAATATCTAATGTATTATATACATACTCTGTAGAAGCAAATTTTTCTAGATCTTTAGGTATTTGTACTCCAAAGTTTTTAGCAGCACAAGTTAAATTAGCTGCGGCAATTTTAATTATTTCATCAGGTAAATCTTTCATTTTAGAAGCTAGTAGCGCCATATTAATTTCGACTAAACCAGAGCTATCTGTAGCAAATTTATTGAATTTACCTAAATTGGGATGCCATAGAATCAAACCAAAATTAGATTCATCCATGCTTTCCCGTTCCTCATATGATGGAACATAAGTTGTTCTAGCATCTTCAGATAGATCTTGCACTGTTTCTGCTAATTTCTCTAAGTCATCATTAATAATGTGATCAACCACATCCAAAGTTAATGAAGCTAATTTATTCATATTTATTAATTCTCCTTAAAAACTTTTATATTTACTTAAGAATTCTGCTATTACAGTCCCAGGACAATTAGTCTTACCAAAGTCATGGTGACCAAATATATTGTTTTTTTCAATTATTATCGTTTTTGTGTTTATGTTTAATACTTTATTTGTAAAGCAATTAAGCAGCCATTCTAAACTATTTAATTGCTCTTCTATAGGCTCTTGTTGCCCTTCAAAAGTTGGGCCAGAAAAATGGCCTAACATAGCTATACCAATGGAGCTTGAATTTTGTTTTCTGCAATGCCAAGTAGTTTTACTCAGAGGGTTAGTTTTATAAATATCGCCACCGTCATCTATACAAAAATGGTAACAAATATGAGGACACCCGTACTCTGATATATGATTACCTGGACTTATATGATAGTTATTTATAGCTAATAACGATCCAGTTGACATAGATTGGTGTACAATTATCTTATTTACACTAGATAAAGCTCTTTTACTCCACCCTTTAACACTAGTATTCCAGGGCAATTTATATGTCCAATTATCTATATTCATGCTATATTATGGTTAAAATAATATTTGTAAACCAAAGACATTACCATGTGCACTAAAACCGAATGTCCCAGCATATTTTTTATAACCAGCAATGCCATAAATGTTAGTAAAATTATTCCCTAATTGAACGCCAGCTCCCATACGTAAATTTTTATACCATGGCTTCTTATAAGGTTTAACTACTGTTTTTAAATTTAAAACTTCTACATTAGGGTTTTTTGTATCAATATTGCTCACCCAATTACCATACTTAGTTTGACAAATTAACAATTCCAGGTTCATTTTAGCTTTTAATTTGCTAAAGCTAATATTAAAGGGCTCATGTTTTTGGAAGAAACCTTCTATAACAAAAGGCGCTTTTACAACATTGAATTGCCTAATACCTACATAAGTATTAGTAACATGGTTTATTATGATACTGTCACGAATTACAACACTTTTTATACTATCAGTAAGTTGAGTAACTAAGTCTATTTTAGCTTTTACATCTGCTTTTTGTTTTTTAACTAACTTGCGTAATTTTTTATTCTCAACTTTTATAGTTTCTAATTCTTCAGACACTGCAAAATATAAAGAAGAGTCTATAACAGTTACTGTATGCACGTCTTTTTTGACGGGTTGAAGTTGTAATTCAGTAGCTTTTTTTTCTAAATTACTAATCTTCACAGTGAAAACAATGCTGCTTGCCAATATTATAGCAAGCAGCATTGTTATAACAACTTTACTTAGATTCATTAGTAGTATTGGCTACCTCTAGTTTTTGCATAGTCTGTGGAGCATTCAAATTACCTTCTTGCTCCTCTAGAAGTTTTCTTAATGAATCTACTTGGCCTCGGCAAAAATCGTGAGCTTCTTTATTCTGTTGCATACCAATTAAAATTTGCTCTCTTTGTTGAGCCATTTTCTGTGTTTCGTCTTCTCTTCTCTTGTTTTCTGCTTCTAATTCAACGATCCTAGCTTTAATTTTTTCAGTCATGTCTAATTTTTTGATTTAATTATTATATAGTTATTTTTAGTTTATTTAATATAAACAAAAAGTTTGAAAAATGCAAATTATTATTTTAATTTTATTGTGCTAATTGTGAAGTCATTTGGAAATTAGTTCCATCATACACAACTACTACGATTTGTCCAGCTTCAATATCACCATTAACTAAGTCCTGATCATGAAGTTTCTTAATAGTTTTTGCACCTAATGAATTAACATTTAATGAACATGCTCCAGTGTTAGCAGTATTTGCAGAAAATGTTATTGTCATACCAGTAGCATAAGCTGCAACACCAGTCAATGTTATTACATAAGCGTCCGTTGCTTCAGCATCAGCACCAAAATTCACTGGCCCTGCAGCAACCACATTAGACATAGTTAATGTTCCATTCACTGTTAAATCATTTGCTACATAAACATTTCCGTCATTAAAATAACCAGCCCAATCATCCCCAGAACCTGTATTTGTAGCAGTGGCATATAATGCATAAGAATCACCTGTACCGTTTGATGCGGCTGTAGCATGTAATGCAAATACATCGGCGGCGCTTGCACCATTATTAATTTGTGCATTTGAGTTAACACCCTGCACTTCTCCAGTACCATCAGTCAAGGTTGTCATTAGTATACCTTTAATTGTGTCATTAGAAGCCGCATCATCAACTTTAGCTTCAAGTTTTAATATACGCCTATCGTAAACAGAACCTGTGGTATCACCATCAATATTATTTTTGAACCAAGCCACTTCTGTGTCTTGAGTTGAGTTAGTTGAGTACAGATAAGCTATTATACATCTAGCACTAAGTGGATTTCTATTCCCAATACCAACATCGTATGGAGTTAAATTAACAGAACAAACGCCACTAACATTTACACTATCTTCTAGAATTATTGCTGGTGGATCTGGAGGAATACTATATGAAGATCCATACATACCAATTCCAGCAGAAGAACCATAAATAGAATCAGTTACTTCAACGATTTTAGTGTTATTAGCATCATAAAATTCTAAATTACCGCCATCCCCATCTATTTCTATTCTTTGAGCAGCAGTACTACCTACAATTACTTTGCCAGTATCTGCCCCTTCTGTAGCAACCTGTAAATCATTTGTTACATAAACATTTCCATCATCAAAGAAACCAGCCCAAGCTTCGCCAGTTCCAGTAGTCTGCGCATCACCATAAACTCCAACAGCCACATTATTTGAACCAGCATTATTAATAGTGGAAGTGCCAGCAATACCTCTACGTTGGTATCCGCCCACTAATGCTGAAGAAGTAGTATAAATTCCGCCAGTAGCACCAGTATTTCCATTACCTTCATATGTGCTTATACCATTAACAGAAACTGCTGTAGTATTACTTACGGCAAGTATATAATCCTTTATAAGCACATAATTTGACCCATCTATGAAATTATATATTACCCCTCCACCTGTGATTTTTAAACCAGCATCACCAGATAATATGTCATCATCTATACGTAATACTTCTGTTCCTCCTGTATCCGTAAATATTACACGGCCGTTTGCACCGTCTATTTGCACACTTTGAGACAACTCATCCCCAAATGTTGCTAAACCAGATGCTACCATGATATTTACATCTAAAGCTCCGCTAATAGTAACATTATTGAAATTACCAATACTTGTATCCATAGTTCCAACATCTAAAGTATCAATAATCGTACTTGCAGCTGTTATATGCATTTCACTGGCATTTGCTGTATAACAAGATGGAACTGTTAAATCAGCCACAGTGATAGCTGTTACATCTAAAGTTGATTCTAACACGTTTAAATTAGACACAGTTAAATCTGTTACAGTTAAACTATCAATTTCTACAGCAGCATCACCGCCGTCAGCATAAAACTTTGCGTGATCTCCATATTCACTTCTAACAAATAATTCACTGTTTGTGTACAATAAAGCTATTCCAGAGCTTGTAGTATCCTCAGAAAATGATAACCTAGCTCCTGGATCACCAAATACTCTAAGATTTTTGTAGACTCTTAATGAATCTTCATCGCCTAAATTTTGTGATAATTCGGTGCTTGCTCCAGCCGTTATCCAACCACTAGATGTAATTCCTGCTTCAAAACCACCATCTGCATAAGTATCTGTAGGGCTAGAAGCCCACCTTAACTCAGTTACTGATAATGTGTCAGATAAATAAGAATTGCTTAAAGCAACAGTATTAGTCACATTAAAATTAGTTGCGGTGACTGTCGTAGCACTAACTGTGCTGAAAGTAGCATCAGTCGCTGTTACATCTCCCTCTATAGATAAATCATCGGTTATACGAGCACTACCTGAAACATGCAAATTGGTGGATGGATTATTTATGCCAATGCCTATATTCCCATTCTTGTCTATTGTTAATCTGTAAGAATCAGCAGTTACATCATAAATACCAAACTTCCCTTTACCAATATCATCAGCATCGCCAATATTGCCTTCAGGAATTGTTCCCACCACAAGATCATACTCTTTTTGTCCTGCGCCAGTAGATGATAGTTTAATAGCTTTTTGATGGCCCACGCCGCCAGCTTTTATATTTCCTAAAACTTCCAAAACTTCTGATGGAGTTTCAGTACTTAGACCAACCTTACCATCACTCAAAATAACTAAATGATTATTAGAAAAAGCTGTGGTACTGTCTATTCTAAAGGAATTATCGCTTGGATTCAAAGCCATAATAAATGTACTTGGACTGCTTGCACCGGCACTCAATTCAATGTAAGGCATTGAATCTACTGTTGGAGTTGTAGCACTGGCATCTAATTTTAAAACAGCTCCACTGGTATTTCTTATATGCAAGTTTGCTGTTGGGTCTGATGATCCAATCATAACATAACCCGTTAAACTATCAACTTTAAATGTGTCAGGTAATTCTAAGTCACTATCATAGATAGTGACATCAAAATAATGATTAGTTATACCACTTACTGATAAATAACCAGATGTTTGTACATTGTAAGCATCTACATTTCCAAATATAGCATCATCTGTAGCTCTTACAGAACCTCTAACATCTAGACCATATTCTGGAGCATTAGTGTTAACTCCTAAATAACCTTCGTTTGTAAATGTCAAATATCTGTCAAACTTAGATTTTTGTGTTTCGTTTCTTGAAACAGTTCTTAATATTATATCACCTTCTGTATCGTTAGATACATAGAAAGTTGAAGTAGACACACTCGTAAAACCTATATATCCAGCATAATCTGCCCATGTATCTACCGCTGTTTCATCACCTTTATAAAAATCTATTTTAGCGGTAACTGCACCTAAAGTAGATGCATCTGAATCGTGCAATCTAAGCGTAGGAGTTGTTGTTTTTATATGTATGTCGCTTAATGGGCTAGATGTGCCAATACCGATTTTCCCCTCACTTTTATCAACAAAAAACTTATTTGTATCAACATAAAAATCATCGCCAATTTCTACTTTGCCGTCAACTTTATAGCTACCAATAGAATCTCTATCTTTTAGCATAAACACAGAATCATCAACTACATTTTCGTCTAACGTAAGTCTATTTAATGATCTGACATCTATTACTCCATTAGCTGCAGAGTAACCATCTAATGTCCATGCTGTTATATCAAAAGTATTTCCAACTAATGTTTTTACAACTCCTAAAGCAAGCTCATCATTATCTAAACTTAAACTAGTTATGCTGGTTATTTCTACTAATTCTATTAAATAAGAATCTGATCTAGTGGTATATTGAGTTGAATACGGGGTTGTGCCCGCACTGTTATACATAAATGCATTTTGTGCTGTTACAGCATCACTGCCAACCCATTCATAAGAAACTTTTATTAAATAGTATTTTCCAGTACCTAAAGTATAAGTAGTAAATGCGTCAGCAACAACCGAACCCTCAAACTCAATATGCTCCCCATCTGGAGTAATAGCCGTTCCACTATTAACACTAAATCCGTTGTTTTTAAAATTCATCTGGACTTTAAAAACATCGTCATAAACTCCATTTTCGGCACCAAGCAATAAACCAAAATTACCAATTAAAACATCTACTCTATTGGTTATATTAGTTTCAGTGGCGTTTTGAAGATTATCAAAAACGGTTTCTAAATTTTGTACACTCCCCGAAGGGACTCTAATTCTATTCATTTATCTTTTACTCCTTAAACTAGGTTAAAACTGTTTCCTGCACAAATAAACTCTAGTTGAGCTGCAACAACAGTATACTTACCCCAATTGCTTTGCTGATGAACATATATGCTAAGAGATGTATTCGCGTTTGCTGATAATTGTTTAAATCCTACATGAGAAGTATACCATCTTGTTCTTTTCAAGGGGTTGGTGGGATCTACAACATCTAAATATATTCTGTGTTCTCCTATGACAGTAGTTCCTACTTTTCCTTTAACCCATATATGCTGTGGGTCACCAGTCACATTAGTGTAAGACACAACTTCCCAAGTTATTTTATATAAACCAGTTTTAGGTATTCTTATACTACTTTCTTCCCACGCTTCAGAAACAATATTTTTTCCTATATTTCCATTTGCATAAACTGTGTAAGACATTGGAGCCCACTTAGCGTCAACTTGAACATTTGCTTCTTGTGATGCTAAGCCTGCAAAAGCTTGTGTTCCAGCTTTTATCTCATTAGCGTACAAGTACGCACTTGAAGCACCACCTATTTCAACTCTTTTTTGAGTGTCATCCTCAGTTTCTTCAGTAGCTTGTATAGTTGCTGCAACAGTACCTCCTGTAACCAAAGCAATTTTTGAACTTGGGTAACTTTCTGAACTTTTAACTATTCTTAAAGCTCCAGCATTATCAGATGAATTAATAACTACCCTTCTGTTTGTTGTAATTCCACCAGCTGTAACTATTGATGTATTTACTTCATCTCTTACAGTTATAGAATCAACTGCAACATCTGTTGCGTCTACATTAGTTGTAGCTATACTTGAAGCATACAATGCCCCAGCAACCTGACAACCATATGAAGCATTAGGATAAGCTCCAGCTAAACCAATACGGCCACTCTCATCCATCATAAAGCCTGTTGTCCAAGTAAGGTTAGCATCAGCTAAACCTTCTGTTGCTATTCTTATTCTTAAATAATTTACGTCTAAATTTATTGAAGCAGCGTTATAATTGTCAACTGAGTATTTCCAATTTGGAGTACTATAATAAGAATTCCAAGTTAAGCTAGTTGAGCCACCTAATTGCATATGCATAGGTCTTTGAGTTGCTGTATCAGAATAGAAATTAGCTACAGCCGGCGCTTTTCCAGTGTCAAAACTGTTTATTGAAAACTTGTTATCAGTAACTAAGAGATTAGTTGTTAAACTAGCAGGATCACTTGAATTTCCAGTTTTTACTTCAAAACTTCTGTTATCGCCTCCTGTGCCAGCTACCCTTACTTCTAAATTTTCAGCACTAGCTCCACCAGCAGTATCAAGATAATTACCACTACCATCACCAGTTAATTGGAAATAATTAGTGGTACTAGTACCAATTAATCTGGTCCCGCCTTTAACAACAAATATTTGATCTACACCAGCTTCTTCAGCACCAACATGTAATTGACCGCTATCATTAAAATAAGCTACCGCTGTTCCACCGTCATTTTTTATAATAAGCCCTGTAGAATCTACTGCTTGTAATGTTTCAACAGTTAAAGTTTTACCACTAACCATCGCAACATCGCCAGACAATGAGACGTTGCCAATCAAGCTAGAAGTTGNAGTTNCTCTTAATGTGCCTTGAGTTGATATATTTCCAGTTCCATTAGCTACTAGAAATTTACCGCCGTCACAATTAACACCCCCATTAAAATAAGCTGCGCCAGTCATAACTATAGAGCCATCCGATACAAAACTACCAGTAGCATAAATAGCACCATCTACACCTAAAGCATAGGTGTTATTAGCAGCTTGTTTTATCCCAACACTTCTAAAGCTAGCATTAATGTCCATAATGTCGCCAGCGCTTGTAGTAAACTTAACNCGNCCGCTACCGACGTGTTGTAATTGTGAGACAGTTGCGGTATCAAAAACAATTCTATCTGATTCTAACCCAAGACCCCCACTGCCTATTTCAAGTGAATAAGCTGGATTACTATTATCAATACCAACTTTTTTACCAGTTTTAAAATACATAGTTTCATCTGTAACATCTGCTGCAATTCGTATAGCATCTTTATAAGCTGCGCCAGAGTAATATCCTATCCGTAATTCCCCAGACCCGCTCTCATCATTAAACATATAAAAATAAGATGTTGTAGCAGATTGAATAAACTTTAATATGGAGCCAGCTGTGCCTGTGTTTTGTATCGCAGCGCCAACCGGTGTTGCATTATCAGTGCCTTTTATATGGAAAACATCAGCAGAAACAGAACTCCAATCACCTATGGCCATTTTACCATAAAACGTTGAATTACCTGTAATATCAAGCACATAATTTGCAACATGCGCTGCTGAACCTAAAGTGAAAGTTTGATTAGCAACATTTAAAACAGTGTCTGTAGGATGTTTTACATATAAAACTCCAGCAGCTACATTTGTCGCTATACCATTGCCACCTAAAATACTGACATTAGTTATACTAGCGCCATCTACTGCGATAGTCTTATTACCAGAGTCTGTGGTAAATTTTAAGAAATTGCCAGTAATATCTTCCCTATTTATGGTAATAACGTTTGTGCCGGCAGCATTGGTTGAAACTATTGTTTTATTAGTTAAAATTTGAGAAGCAGTTGTCCCAACTACACTACCAATACCGGTTCTAGCTAAAGTGTTAGCATCAACGTCAGTTTTTAAATTTGTTAAGCTGCTGTTTACTTTTATTCTGCCAGAATTTGGATTATCTCCTGTTCCAACTGTGAAAATAGTTACTGCCATATCATTTTGCTCCTAAATTTTTTATATACTAAGATCATATTCTGTACCAAACCTATATTATATACTACAACAATGTGATAATTCCAGATATTGTAGGTTCAAATTCAATATCACCATAAGAAACACCGCTTAACTACATCGGCTATCCCACTAATAGTCCAACCAGAAATTACAACTCCTGATAATCCAGGATAAAGATCAACCTCTTCTTCTAATTCTAATTCTATTGGATCGAGCGCCCCTGAAATAGTTGTTTCAAAAGATAAGCTTGTACTTAAAGTGTCGCCCTCTGCAACATCTTCCGCAGCTGCATCTGGATAATAACTATAAGATAAACCAGCATCTCCAAGTAAAAAATCTGTCTGTCCCCAACCACTAAATAACAAAATACCTGACACCGCATATACAGGAACTTGATTATTACCTACTGTCGTATTATCAGAATCACTAGTAGTCATTCTAAATGTAT